AACCGGGCATCAACATTCGTCTGGACCGCCTGGAACAAAACGCGATTCGTCATGCTCGTTGGATGTGGCTCATTGCCGGTGCCGGTGTGACGAGTCTGGTGAATATTCTTTTTAGTATTTTCCGGGGTTAATCCGGGGGCGAGGGTAAATATGCAAATGACCATTGACCTGGCTGATGCAGTAACTTCACAACTCAATCAATCGGAGATCGTCACCAATGCCAAACGACAGGTGTTGCCGATTCACGATCTGTCACAGTTGCGGGAGTTGACCGTCAGCGTCGTTCCTCGAGGTGTGCAGGTTCAAAGCATCACGCGCAAGCTCAGTCAATACGATTGTCAGGTGGACATCGGTATTCAGCAAAAACTCACCATGCCACAGGATCAAATCGATCCTGCAGTGAAGGCTTTGAGTGGATTGGTACAACAGATCGCCGACTACCTGCAACGCCATGCGTTGACTGACATGCCGTATGCGAACTGGATCAAGGTTGAGAATGAACCTATTTATGACCCGGATCATCTGGCCAATCAGCGGGTGTTCACGTCGGTATTGACGTTGACGTACCGCATCACGAAGTAACCATCATGCTCAGAGTTCACTTTAAACCCCACGACGGCCTGAACCGAAAACTGATTCGGCAAAAAATGAACCAAGCGAGTTTCCAGAGTCTGGGGCATGCCGGTGCTGCAATTCGGCTGACAGCCAGACGAAGCATTCGAAGGAGCAAGCGATACGCACCACCCGGTTCGCCACCACGTACACGACACGGCCAACTGCGGCGTGCCATCGTGTATGCCCGCGAAGGTAACGACCGTGTGTTGATCGGCCCTGGGTTCGCCCACGTTGGCCCCTCGGCCATGGCCCATGAATTCGGTGGCAAGTTTAGAGGACATCGTTACCCAAAACGTCCATTGATGGGGCCATCGTTACAAAAAAACTTACCGCGTCTGCCTCGGTTCTGGGCAGGCTCGATTCGATAAAACACACAAATAACCCTTCAAAACAGGAGAAAACTATGTCCATCCGTTTAGGGATGCAGGCCAAGCTATACCACGGCGCGGCTGGAGCATCCGCAACAACCGAGCTAACCAACGTGAAAGATGTCACACTTAACCTGGAAACTGGCGAGGCGGATGTGTCCGTCCGCGCAAGTGAAGGTTGGCGTGCCACCGTTGCCACGCTCAAGAATGGCAGTGTTGAATTCACCATGATTTGGAATACGGAAGATGAAGGCTTTACAGCTATCAAGAACGCGTATTTCAACAATACTGCGATTGCATTGGCCGTCCTCGATGGTGAAGGTGGCAGTGGCCTCGACGCCGACTTCTCGGTGACCAACTTCACTCGCAACGAACCGCTCGAAGAAGCCATCACGGTCAACGTAACTGTCAAGCCGACGTATGTCACCCGCGCCCCAACCTGGGTGGATGGAGGTGGCAGCTAATGCAAACCTTCACTACCCCCGGAAGTAACGGTAACAATGTATGGACCGTGCAAATCACCGTCGCCACCATCAAGCGCGTCCAGGCCATGGTCGGCGTTAACCTGCTGGATGTGTTGGACAGCAAATCCCACCTGCTGGAAAAACTCTCCACTGATCCGATCCTGTTATGCGATGTGCTGTTTGCCATCTGCCAGCAGCAGGCTCAGTCGGCCAACGTCACGGACGAACAGTTCGGACAGGCATTGGCAGGTGACGTGATCGATCATGCCACCACCGCACTGCTCCAGGAGTTAGCAGATTTTTTCCCCGCAGCGAAGCGAACCGTGCTCAAGAAAGCACTGGCAAAGCTTCGCCAGGTCGAGGAAAAAGCTCTGGAAATCGCCAGTGCCCAACTGGACAGTCCGGAACTCCAACAGCAACTCGAACACCTGCTGCAACCTGCCAAGACATGATCTGGCAACTGGCAGGGATTCTCGGTGTCCATCCTGATCCGTTCACGCTACGTGAACTCTACGAGATGGCCCAGTCCCGCCAGAAACAGGATTGGCAACACACGTCCAACCTAATGGCACTGTTTGCCAATCTGCTGACGTTCAATCGTTCCCACACGTTCAAAGCAACGGACTTTGATCCGTTTGCGCAAAGCCAAGCATCGTCGGTGATTCCTCTGGATACCGAAGATGCCATGGCCTTGCTCAAGAAAACCTTTGTTCCTTCAAGGAAAGAAAAACAATGAAAACCAACCACCTGATCTTTCTGTTCGTCATCGTCTTCCTCGTGCTGGGCTTGCTGAGTTTTGCGGGTTGCGACATGGGCGACATGATTCACGTCAAGACACCCAACACGATCCAGCAACAGACGGGTTTGGCCAGCACCATCTCGCTCAATGAAGCCGAAAGCGAGTACCAGCTCTGGTATCAGCACATGCAAACTGCTGGTAGTCAGTGGAAATCCAACATCGAACATGCCAATGAAATCCGCAACATGGTCAACCAGTTGTCGCTGTCAGCACTCGATGAAATCGGCCCCACCGTTGCAGGTGTTCCCGTCCTCGGTCCCATGTTACCCGCTGCATCCGGACTCCTCGGTTTATTCCTTGGTAGTGGCAAACTCCGCAAGGAAAAAGAAGCCTCCTTCAACAAGGGCCTGGACGAAGGCCGCAAAACGACTCCGGCTTCGACTGTATCCACTGCATAAAGACATTTTTTGCCACAGATGAACACAGATAAACGCAGATATTTTTGATGCATTTACTGTGACTTGTGGCTTGATTCATATCTGTGTTCATCTGTGTGTATCTGTGGTTAATTGCCTTGTAAACGGGAGTCGCAATGCCAGGTATCGCCAACAGTCGGAATATTCGTGCCGGGGCTGCGTACATTGAGTTGACCACTCAGGACAGCAAGCTCGTGCGTGGACTCGACAAAGCACAGAAGCGTGTCAAAGCCTTTGGTAAGAGCGTTGGTGAAATCGGCAAGCGACTGACCGCTGTATCTGCTGTGGCGGCGGTGCCTCTGCTCTCTGGCCTGAAAATCTACGCGGATTTTCAGCAGCAGATGGCTACCGTCGCCACGATGCTCTCGGACAGTGATGCCGAGAAGTATATGGATGGCTTCACCAAGGGCATCCGCAAGATGGCGGTGAGCTTTGGTGAATCCACCGAGGCCTTGTCGGGTGGTTTGTACGACATCCTGTCAGCATCGATTGCCCCGGCCAAGGCATTGGATGTGTTGGGGGTGGCGGCCAAGTCTGCCAAGGCGGGTTTGACAGATACACGCACGGCTGCCGATGCGATCACCACGGTGCTTAACAGTTACGGCCTTGCAGCGGAAAACGCCGGGGATGTCTCTGACTGGCTATTCGGCATTGTGCAGCGCGGCAAAACCACATTTGCCGAACTGGCCCCGCAGATCGGTATGGTGGCGTCCACAGCTGCCAGTGCAGGATTACCGCTCGATGAACTGGGCGCGATGATCGCCACACTGACGCGCAACGGCCTGCGGACTACCACGGCCATCGACTCGGTGAACGGTATTTTGCGGAGTTTCCTCAAGCCCAGTAGCGAGGCCACCGCGTTGGCCAAACAGTTGGGCTTTGAGATGAACACCACGACCCTCAAAACCGAGGGCTTGCACGGCGTCATGGAAAAATTGGCCAAGCTCCCGCCTGATGCGTTGGCCAAACTTTTCCCCGACTCGGCTGCGTTGCGTGGCATCGTCCCGGCATTGAACAACCTCAAGGGTTTTGAATCCGACCTGGATGCGATGCAGAGTCGCGCGGGCCTAGCCGACAAGGCTTATGCCAAACTCAGCAAAACTCTCACCCATGCGTTCAACCGCATCAAACAGGCTGGCATTATTGTCTTGGGCATCATGGGCGAAGCCTTGAGTGAACCCGTCGCCATGGCGGCAGCCATCGTTTCCAAATACGCAGGCGTGGTGATCGATCTGCTCAGTAAAAATCAGTCCTTGGTTCGCTCGGCTGCCTTGGTGATTGCTGGCATCGCTGCTGTCGGGGTGATTCTGATGACCACCGGCATCGCCGCACAGGCGGTGGCGTTCATCTTCGGTGGCTTATCCGGCATCATCACCGGTAGTGTCGGTGTCATCGGCACGTTACTCACGGTACTGGGTGCCTTACTCTCACCCATGGGCTTGGTGATCGTCGCAGCGGCGGGAATTGGCATTGCCATCCTGAGCATGACGGACATTGCGTCCAAGACGCTTAACTGGCTCAGTGATCGATTCATTGATCTGAAGGATCGTGCGTTAGTTGCCTGGCAGGGAATCCGCGATGCCTTGGCTTCGGGTGATCTGAGTCTGGCTGCCAAGATTCTCTGGCAAGCTCTCAAAGTCGAGTGGCAACGTGGCATCTACCAGGTCGAATCACTTTGGTACAGCTTCAAGTACACCATCGTCAATGTGGCCAGCCAAGCCTTCTACAAGGTGACCAAAGTCCTCGTCGATGCATGGCACGGTCTGCGCATCCTGTGGGTTCAAACCACATCGTTCCTGTCGGATGCCTGGACGACGATGACGGCAGGATTGCAGTCGACCTTCCGATCTGCCCAGCTCAAGGTCGAGGAAGGCATGCACCACCTGATCGGCCTGTTCGACAAAGACTATAACGTCGACATGGCGATCAACATCGCCCGCACCAATGCCAATGCGGATAAGGCGAATATCAATAAACAACGCGATGCTGCACTGGCTGAAAACAAACAACAATATGATTCGGACATGGCACGCATCGATCATGAACGCCAAACCCAGCAGAATCTTATCGATCAGGAACAGGCTGCGGGAAACAAGACCCGTCAAACCCAGTACGAAAAACAGATGGCCACGGCACTGGACGATCTGGAAAAGACCCGAGCCGAATATCAGCAACTTCTCCAGCAAGCTGCTCAAAACAAACCCCCGGAAGCAAATCAATCTGGTGATCCGCCTTCTACACCCGACAACCTGATCGACACCCTCAAGAAAAAACTCGCTGAATTGGGTGGGCAGATCGGTTCTTTGAGTCCTAATCAACAATCACGTGGCACGTTCAATTCCACTGCATTGCAGGGCCTCATGACGAATCAATCCATCGTCCAACGAACCGCTGCCGCCAGTGAAGACACTGCTCGTTACGTCAAGAAACTCTACAACGAAGTGCAGAACGGTGGCGGTGGTTCATCGTCCCTTTCATTTGCTTAATTCGAAAGTTAACCATGCCCATCACCGTTGCAGAAAAATACGACAGTCGTCAAAGTACCACGGGTAACAATGCTCAGGTGACGTTGACTTACATTGCCAGCGGCAGCGACGATGATCTTGCGATCAAGTCCGCTGTCGAAAACTTTGCTCCTGAAACCTACGACGGTCTGCCTATGCAGTCCGTGCAGATCGAACCGATCAGCGAAGAGTATTGGGATGCATCGGTTCGCTACGCTGAAGCCACCACTTCCAGCGGCGGGACTTCCGGGGGGCCTGAGCCTGGCAGTGGCGAGTATACGTACAGCTTCGACACGATGGGTGGTACGCAGCATATCACCCAGTCGTTAGAGACTGTGGGTTCGTATGCCGATTCATCGATTCCGTCTGCCCCAAACTTCAATGGGGCCATCGGCGTGTCCAACACCAATGGCAATGCCGAAGTCCAGGGCGTCGACATCACCGTCCCCATCTACAACTTTTCAGAGACGCACTATCTCACCGTCGAACAGGTGACGCCGGAATACAAAGGCACGCTATTTCAACTCACTGGCAAAGTGAACAACGCAACATTCCGTGGACTGGCTGCGGGTGAGTGTTTGTTCCTTGGCGCATCAGGAACCTTGCACGGTACTGAGACTGATACAGAGACGACTGGCGACTGGGAGATTACTTACAGGTTCGCCGCATCGCCGAACAAAACCGGCATCACCATCGGTAGTATCAGCGGTATTGCCAAAAAGGGTTGGGAATACCTGTGGGTGCGATATGCCGACGTCGAAGACATGGACGCGATGGCCATGGTTAAGCGCCCGGTCGCTGCTTACGTCGAACAGGTCTATGAAGACGCCGACTTCAGTTTGCTGGATATCGGTTCTTGATGGAGGTTTAGCATGACATTGAAAAAAGTCAGCACTGGCGATCCCTTGGTGATCCCGGCCAATACATACAACGCGTTCATTGATGCAGCACAAGATTTTCGTGAGCGCATCAAACCACGCCAAAAACTCGAACAATCCATACAGTCGGCAAGCACTTCCGGGGACCGGGGGCAAGGTGGGGTGATCTGGGTAAAGAACGATTCACCCATGGATTGTTGGCGATATTTTATTCTTGGCATCGAAGACTCGGTACACGAACCGCAAACCATCATGGATCTGGAAGGCAGCTTTGTTGATCAGATCGTCTTCAGTGGCGTGTTCCCTGAACTTGATACGCATGTGGCGATGGACAAACATGCGATCCTGCTTGAACCGATTCGTGCAGGACAGGTTGGCCGTGCGATGATTCAGGGCGTGTGCCAGGTTCGCATCATCATCACCGATGAAACCCATCAATTTGCCAAAGCACCGGTGGGATTCCCGGCAATCATGGCATCGTCGGCCACTGGCAGCACACAGATTCTCTGGAGCCAACCTGAAGTGCCTATCGGTGAACCATGTTGGGCCATCGTCAAACTCGGTGTCCCCAGCCTGGTGGATACGACGACATTGATTCCCTGCAAAGTCTGGCAGGACGGTGGCTCAACCGATGGTGATGCGACAACGCAATGTGATCGCACCTACTTCGTCAAGACCATCGACGCTTACGACGAAGAGGAAGACGGCACGATTCTCGGCGAGGAAATGACACCGCTCAAGCAACGTCCCGCAGCAGGCAAACTCGTCACCGCACCAGCAACCGGCGACGGCGTCATCGGCACGGGTTATTACGTCACCAATCCTTATGACGGGACACGAGAATTCATCTTGTATGACGCCAACGAAACCCTGGCTGTGGAGGTATGTGACGATGGGGAGTAACGGTGAGTTCGACATCGACCCACTTAAATCTGGCTCAGGTGAATTGGGTTTAACGGAAGATGGCCTCTTTATGATCTGCGGGAAATGCTGTGGCCAGGAACCGGTGCCTGCTAATGCGTGCGCCTGTGGGCCGTGCTGCTTCACCAATCAATCACGCATCCGAATCACCTGGCAGTTAATCGACTATGGCAACACGCACGAACGTTGCTGCTGCACCGATCCCGCCTTCATGGGCAACACCATTGAGATTCCATTTAGCTGCGGTGCATGGAACCCGCCGTATTGCCCGGGCTGCGGACACTCAGGCATGATCGGTGGTCACCCCCAACCCAACTGTGAAAGCGACACGATTAGTGGCCCACGTTGGCAGGGATATGGAATCGTCCCCGATGGGGCAACTTGTGGCAGTTATGTCGATGCCATGGTACTCGCCGGTTGTGATGGTGATGGCACCACGCGCTGGTACGTCACGGTCGATGGTTATGCCAACGAGGATTCGGAAGACAGTTGCGGACGCATCTTCGCCGCCTGCATCCCATCCGCCCCTGGCACCTGCCGCAGTGCATCGATCCTCAGTGACGAACTACACAATCACAGCATCTGCACCAACATCTGGGATGTGTATTCCAACCCCGCTCGCGTTCAACTGCAAATCGAAGTCCTCGACGAAACAAGTTGTATGGACGAAGAAGGCAACTGCATCGTCGGCGACTCCAATGGCGACGGCAGTTGCACCGATCCCACCCCCGGAATTTAAGCCTTAAGTCCGCTCTGCATTCAAGGAGTTACCATGCCCACCGATTTCATTACCACGCGCCGGTCTATCTGCCGTCAATGCGAACATGCCGTCGCCTGTTTGTCCCACCCGGATCGCAAATGCAATTGCGATATCGACGGTGCCGATCTCAAATCCCGCACAAGCACTCCTGATGCCAAATGTCCGCTGAGCAAGTGGAGCGACGTGCCCTCGCCGAAACCCAGTCGCATCCTGCCACCAGGCACATGGCTGTCCATGTTCATTCAGGTCACCACCTTCGGGCTGGTGCGTCCTTGCACCAGTTGCAAATCCCGCATGGCCACGATGAACCGTGCCGGTTGGTCAGGCCTGCCGCGCGTCTGGTGGCGATGGTTACTGCAAGCTCTGTGAATCTGTCATCTGTATCTATATAGAAGGGACTCCATGATCACCCAAACCACTGTTATTGATTCGTCCGTTGATGCCAAGCCGTCCTCCGTCATGATGACTGTGGATCAGGTCGCCAGTATGCTCAATTGTAGTTCACGTCATGTGTATCGCCTCTGCGACACAAAACGTATGCCGCCGCCCGTACGGCTTGGCATGCTGGTTCGCTGGAATCGCACCGTCATCGACAAGTGGATCAATGCAGGTTGTCCGCCTGTCCGACCCCGAAAGTAAAACCCGCTAAACCCCTGAAAAATAAGTCAATTCATCGCAAATGAGGCCTTGCAATCTGTGCAAATCTGAGCCTGAATGTGTCACAACGACACTTACGTGAAAGGCACCCATGGCCAACCTGTACAAGAAAACCTACCCGATCCCCATGCCCGACGGTGCGGAAATCGTGACTCGACGCGGCAAACCCACAGTTCAATGGCGCACCAAACACCGCAGGATCAAAACCGCGCCACTGGCCGAAGACGGCAAACGCATGATGTACGTCTCGGAAGTCTGGTATGCCAGGTATACCGATCATGCTGGCAATGACAAACGCATCTCCACTGGCTGCCGCGATGAACAGGCTGCCCAGCGCGTGCTCTCCGATGTTCTGGCCGAACAGGAAAAGATTCGTGCCGGTTTCATCACACCTCAAGAGATCGAAGTCGCCGAACACAGCAAGGCAGCCATCACCGATCACATCGACAAGTACCTGGAGCACTTGAAGATCAAACGTGTCCGTGGGCGCAAAGTCTCGGAGAACTATCGCAAGAACGTTAAGAGTCGACTCAATATTTTGGTGCGGGAATTAAAGATCAAGAAACTGATCGACATCACCAGCGACGCCATGAACCGTTGGTTAAGCAAGGCTGAAGACAAAGACATGGCCGCAGCGACGCGCAACGAATACGTGATCTCCATGCACGCGTTTTGCAATTGGCTCGTTCGGGAACAACGCATCGTTGCCAACCCGCTGACGATGGTGCAGAAAGCAGATCGCGCCAGTGACCGTCGACACATCCGCAGAGCCCTGACGATTGAGGAAGTCGGCAACCTGCTCCATGCGACATCGCTGCGTCCCATTGCCGAGTGGGGCAGAGGCAAGATTGAGATTTCCAAATCCAAGCGGAAAGGCCGACGCACATGGAAAATGGAAACCGTGACGCAGCAGAATCTGGACGCCTGTTACGAACGCGGCCTGGCCAAACTCAAGGCAACCCATCTCAAGAAGCTCGAACGTCTTGGCCGGGAACGCGCGTTGTTTTATCTGATGGCCGTCTCGACTGGCCTGCGGCACAAGGAACTCCGCAGCCTGACACTTGGCCAGTTGTTCCTGGATGCCATGCCTGCGCCATACTTTGAACTCTACGCTAACCAGTCCAAGAGTGGTAAGGAAAGCCGCCTACCACTCCGCGCCGATGTGGTTGAAAAAATCAAACAACATCTTGAACATCGCAGCAAGCAGGGATACAAGGCATTACTCTTCGACAACCCGCCCGGCATTCGTGTCTTTGACGCTGACTGCCAGGCAGCAGGAATCTCAAAAACCGACGCGCGTGGTCGAGTCGTCGACATCCACGCCCTCCGCACCACCTTCGGCACCCACCTGGCCGTAGCCGGTGTCCATCCCCGAGTCGCTCAAGCCGCCATGCGGCATAGTCGGATCGAGCTGACCACCAACTTCTATACCGATCCGGCGCTGCTGGACGTCAATGGCGCGGTCAATGCGCTGCCGGATTGGGCGGGGAATTCTTGAGGAATTAGCGTATTACCATCGATTCCAAGCGATCTTTTCTAGTTTTCCAATCTGGCATGCATCGTCCCAGCAGCCGATAAAATGCTGGGCTATGGTTGTGGATGCTCAGATGGCACAACTCATGCATGATGACGTAATCGATACAATGTATTGGTGTTTTTACCAAGTCTGTATTGAGCGTAATGATGCCCGATTGCGAACAGCTTCCCCAGCGACGCTCCATTTTTCTGACTCGAATCGCTACATTTGAATGGAGTCGTATCGATGGTGCAATCGTAAAGCAATGCTCAATACGTTTTCCGAAGATATCAGCAGCATGTGAATGATACCAGAGCTTCATTGCATCTTCGATAGCCTGTGGTTGCTTGGGAGTTGGAGTCATTACGTAAAAAAAACTACCTATAAGTTTAACGGATTTGTCTTCCGATTCTTTGACTCGAAGTCGATACTGACGTCCAAGATAGAGATGTGTTTCTCCAGGTAAATATCGCTTGTGAAGTGGCATGGGCTGAAATTTTTCAAAGTGTCGGCGTTGTTTTGCAATCCATGACCTGCGTTGATTCAAATGTTTTTGCACATCATCCAGTGTTCGGCCAAACGGAACTTTGGCAATGACAGTTCCATCCGGATGAACTGTAATCGATAGATGTTTCCGCTCATTGAATTCAAGCAATACGGTGAACTGTTCACCACCGTGTTTGATTACAATGTTCTGGTCAATTAATTCAGGCATATCGCGTCCTGGCAATATCAAGCACCATCTCAAGAATCCGGTCGATGTCTTCAAATGTCATGTCGATACCATGTTGATCCTTCAGGTCGAACAGGTAATCTTCGATTGCGCTCATCATGCGGTTCTGCACATCAGTGTTGTTTGTCCAGTTGACGATTCGGTTCTGTTGGATGATGTCATCAATAGCCAGGCTTGCTGTGGTGCTGGTTGAGCGTGGCTCGAATCCATCGGCAGCGTATCTGGCGAAAGCGTCCTGTAGCACACCGAAGAATGCCTTGGCTACATCCCGATGCGCCAATGGCTCGGGGATATCATCACCGGTACGGTTCTTGATTTTCTCGGCGATCTCCGCGACCTTGCGAAGATACTCGGCATCCGAAAGCCGCTGCTCGCGGAAAGCACGAATGGCGTCCTCAAGCATTTCAGAGAATCGCCTGTAAAACGCTGGATCTTCCTGCATACGGTCATGAATCGTACGCTTGGTTCGATACGCTATTGTGTCAGCCTTGGACGCCGAGCTGCCAAGTTTCTCGACTTCCTTGGCGAAGGCATCAGCGTCAAAGATATTCACCAAGTCAGTGATCTTCTCCACCTCGCCGGTGCCCACGTGCTGATCCACCAGTTTCTGGATGCGGGATTCATATTCCTTGAAGTCCACCACCTCGGCGTAACGCTTGCGCACCGATGTTCGCAGCTTCATAAAGAATCGCAGGTCAGCCTTGTATTTCTTCAGCTTGGTTTCATTTGTCGCTTCAAGGAAAGCAGAGGACGACAATGCAATCGCCAATGTTCGTGAGTATGCGCTCAGTCGTTCGTAAAACTTCTCACGCAACTCATCATCAGCCAGCAGCAGTTCGTAGGCTTCTTCATCGCGCCTATTGCGAATCGCTTTGAACACATCCCACACGTCGGAATGTCGCTGCGGCAGCTTCTGCACTTCAGTGTCAACATCCGTCAGTGCAGTGCATAGATCGTCCAGACCCTCCTTATCGAACTCAGAGAGCTGGCCGTATATGTCCAGTGCGTCATCGAGACTCTGGAGCACGCCGCGATAGTCGATGATGTACCCGAAATCCTTACCATCATAAAGCCGGTTCACACGCGCGATGGCCTGGAGTAACGTGTGCCCCTTCAATCGGCGTGTCAGATACAGCACAGTGTTTCGTGGCGCATCGAAACCCGTCAGCAGCTTGTCTACTACAATGATGATTTCAGGCTGGTCAGCGTTTTTGAAAGCGCTGATGATTTGGCGGTTGTATTCCTTTTCGCTGGCATACTTGGCCATCATCTTCTTCCAGAATGCCTTCACCTCATCAGTGGACTCCTCATGCACATCGTCTTCGCCCTCGCGATCATCCGGGCCGGAGATGAGTACTTCGCTGCTGACCAGGCCGAAGTCGTCGAGGAACTTTTTGTAGAGCATTGCCGTTGCCTTGTCCTGGGTGACAAGTTGCGCCTTGTACGGCGTGCCCTGCCAGTTGTCGCGGTAATGCTCACTTACGTCCCACGCAATCCGCATGACCTTCTGCTGGGCCTTGTTGAGCTGGTCGGTCGAGGTGAACTTCTTCTTCAGGTCCGCTTTTTGTTCGCGCGTCAGGTTTTCGGTGATTCGGTCGAACCACGCGTCTACTGACTCGGTGTCCACCTTCTGTTCCACGTGCCGACCTTCGTACAGCAGTGGTACCACCGCCTTGTCCATAACCGCCTGCTCGATGGTGTAAGTATCGATCAGCCCACCGAAAGTCGATATGGTGTTCCGCTCGCCCTTAAGAAGCGGTGTGCCGGTGAAGGCGATGAAGCACGCATTGGGCAGCGCCTTGCGCATATTGGTGTGGAGCGTACCGAACTGACCGAACTTGCCGGTTTGGCTTCGGTGCCCCTCATCCACCAGCACAAAGATGTCCGGGTTCTCATCCTGTACCCCGGCCTTACACACTGCCAGTTCAAACTTGTCGATGACCGTCGTGATGATCCGTGCCTTGTTGTCGCGCAGCAGTTCAGCCAGGTGCTTGCCGGTTTTGGCCTGCACAGGCATCGTCCCGCAGTGATGGAAAGTCTTGTAAATCTGGTCGTCCAGGTCCACGCGGTCGGTCACGAGGATGATCTTGTAGTTGTCGATTCCGCCTTCCAACGCGATCGCTTCGGCAAGCATGACCATCGTCAGGCTCTTGCCGCTCCCTTGTGTATGCCACACCACGCCGCCCTGGCGGCTGCCGTCCTGCTGTGTCCGGCGAATCCGGCCCAGAATCTTATTCACGCAGAAGTACTGCTGATATCGAGCGACCTTCTTCTCGCCGGCGTCATACAACATGAACCGGTACGTCAACTCCAGCAGCCGATCGGGTCGGCAGAGGGCATACAGTGCCCGGTCCTGCTCCGTCACCTTCCGGCCGTCGCGCTGGATCGCCTCGAAATACTTCCGCACATAGTGGAACCGCTCACCGAACAACCGCTCTTGTTGCTCGTCGTTCAACGGCTGGGCGATCACCTGCGCCACGGCTGCGTCGATGTCTGTTTGCTCTTTCCACACCGCCCAGAACTTCGCGGGTGTACCCACCGTGGCATACTTTGCCTCGTTCTTCGACACAGCCAGCAGGAGTTGGGCATAGTGGAACAGTCGAGGAATCTGGTCCCGCTGCTGATTGCGAATCTGCTGGCTGATCGTCTGGCCGATCGGGTCTTTCAGGTCCGGCCGCTTGCACTCGATCACCGTCAGCGGGATGCCGTTGATGAACAGCACCACATCCGGCCGTCGCGTCTCATGGCTGCCGCTGCGCTCGACCGAGAACTCCTCGGCCACGTGATAGACATTATTTTCAGGATGCTTCCAGTCGATATAGTCCAGTTGAAAGCTCTTGGTGTCACCGTCGATGGACTGCTGCATCGTTTTGCCCAATGTCAGCAGGTCGTAGACCCTCTCATTGGTCTGCACTAATCCATCGTCAGCCACGTCCTTAAGTGCCTGCACAGCCGTCAGGATGTTTCCCTCGCTGAACGGGTATTCGCGCCCCTTGAAGCGGATGACGTTGATCTTCCGCAATTGCTCAGACAGCACACTCTCCAACAGCACCCATGCCAGTCGCCCGCCCCGCGCGCGGAACGTTTCCTCCTGCGTGAGATAGACGTACCCCAGCTTCTGGAGCAGTTCCAACGCCGGAACCTGCGAGATGTGGTCTTCCTTGAAGGATGGCGTATCCATTTTAACCACCTTTCCGGCAGGTGATGTCCGTGATCTCAGTCACCGCCCAATGCCAGTCGCGCCAGTCGTCGCCGTCTGGCTGCCCCCGCTGGAGCCACCGAAAGTACGCCGCTTCGCGGCGCAGAGCATGGACAAGGAACTGTCGCACGATCTCTATGCGAACACCAATCAACGCATGGTGCTTCTGGTCCCATGCGAAAATCAGCCCGACGATCTGCGCATCTGCGGGTGTCCAGCCTTGTTCATTCTTCCGAACGTAGTTAGTTGCCCACACTGCCGAACCGCTCATGCCGTGGGGATTGGGCAAACACGCACGGGTTCCATCGAATCTCAGCAACTGTTTGTCGAAAGGGTAGTGGATCGCGAAGAACAACTGCGGGTCATACTGTGATGGCAGCGGCATCTCCTGAGTCACATACGGCACTGAGCGAGAAATCAAACCTCCGAGCAACGTGATCATCCGACTGCGTTCCCCGGGGAAACCGTGGATCATCAGCAGTTCATGTGTGGCCGGGGCATAGCGATCGGCGATCTGTGCCGGCTGCACTGCTTTGCGGTCGCCACCACCGAAGTGCTCAGCGTCGATACGGGCAATGGCGGCATCTGTTGGAGCTGTAAGGCACTGAAACGGGTGGATGATCCTGAAGGCGTATTCTTCTTTCTTCAGGATATGACCCAAGCTGCCTTGTAGGCGATACCGAGCCACGTGCTCATTTGTGAGGATGTAGGGCCTGTCTTGCAAGGCCAGATAGGTTCCGCTGCCCACCAAACGCCCGGACGTTGGCGACTCCTCTAGGCTGATTGAGGCGGTGTAGGGCTCGATGAACTGGATCATCGCATTGCCTACCTCGCAGCACTTTGCATTCCATGCATCGATAGCAGCTTGATCATTCATTCTGATGCCCTCTCTCGGTTGGCAAAGTTCTGTCCGCTCAGCAGCTTCTGCATCAGGCCTTTTTTCAGTTCACGCAGGGCGACGAGCTTTTTCTCCAGCAGGACGATCTCCCGATCCGCCGCGCCCAGCACGGCAGCGATGCGGCCTTGCTCAGGTACGGTCGGCACGTTGAAGGGGATTTCCGATACATAGCCCCAGTCCGCACGGGGCATCTTGGAACCAGACGTGATGCAAGCTGCGGAAATGAACCGCTCGGTTTGCACCAACTGAGCGAGATACTCGCTGCAACACACTCCAGACTGCGCCTGCAACACCCATATCTCCGTCGAGCAAACACCGTCGAAGTCGCACAGGTATGACTTACGGAGATTGGGCCGCAGTTTACCAAACAGGACGTTGCCCTTAGCGAACACCGCCTTCATGCTCTGTTGGCCGCGCGAGTCGATTGTGCCAATGAGACAACCGTCGCCCTGCGATATGTGCTCCAGCTCAACACACCGACGGTTCTCGCTGCCCTGTGGATTGAATCGCTTCTTGGACAACGACATAAGCTGGCCGAATTCATGCTTACCCCACGGCTTGTTGAACCCCGGGAGGCGTCGTTGGCCTGTGAGGAGTTGCTGGGCGAGGCCTTTCTTGAGTTTCCGCTTGGCCTCGATGAGCCGACCCGTCCACTCCATCGCCCGATCCACCGTGGACAGGATGCGCCCGATGTGCTCCTGCTCGGGTTTCGGCGGCACGGTGACGGGAATCTTGGCGAAGTCCTTGTAGTACAGCCGCAGGCGGTCGCCGGTAATGCCGTAGGAATAGGCCCAAAACAAGTGAATCATCCGGGCTGACTTGAACCAGTACGACGCGAACAGCGGGTCGATACCGTCCTTGGGCGCAACGACTACATAGGCGGGGCTGACGATCCCGTTATTCTCGGCCAGGCCGGATGCGCCCTGCCACATGCGCATCATGTTGTACGCGATGTCGCCCTTGCGGATGAGCAGATGATCTTCCGGTGCGAGTGTGCCGTTGGTCTTCCGTTCGAGCGAGTCGCGGTTGACCAACCCGTCGTTCATCGTCACTGACACCACTGGCAAACCGGCGCGGCCCTTTTGCCGACGGGAGCGGAATAGATCACCAAGATGAAGTTGCGTATCAGTCACGATGTCTCCTTTGAAGGCATGTATTTGCCAACCAGCTTCCGAACCAGAATGACCAACTCGTCAACATGCTCGGGACGGACACTGATCCTTTGACCGGGCGCGTAGCTGGTGTCATTACTGCGATCAATGTATTGTTTGTCAACGATTCCTTCACGGTGTGCGAGAAGGTGGCGACGTTGAAACAAAACGTGCATGCGTTCAAGTTCTTTTTCTGAAAGTACGTCAGCGTAAGCAGGGCAACCTGTGGCCTCCCAGAGATTGCTGCCATCGTCTAACCGTTGGAATACATTGGTCTTGATTTTTTCAGATGCCCTTGAGTGGGTGCGATATAGTTCTTCCATTACACGCTGAAACGCCACGACTGCATCGCAGATACCACTTTCGATCAGGGATCTGCGTGTTAGTTCGGCTGCATCTTTGTCCACTTGGGCGACAGCTTCAATTACTCGATCAAGGTGCTGAGTTTTTGCTTCAATCTTTGCCATTGCATCGTTGAATACTTGTACAGCGGAACTATAGCCACATTTGGGACAAAAAAACGCACTACCTAGTACCGCAAAATGTGTGGCACAATGATCACAAGTAATCTTTATTAGCATTTCATCCGCAGCCTCGATTGGGATGAGAGCGGGAACGCGCTTTGGTCCATTATAATCAAGAGAGATTGATATGAGTCCACCGCGTGATTGCTTGGCATTGAAGTCACATGCTTCTTCGGCCAAAGCTTGTCCAATGAGTCCCGAGATATACCTTTCTGCTTGTTGCTTTGCTCGTTCGTGATGCTCTTTTGTCCAGAAATGCTCAGCTTGCTCAAATTTGCCACACAAAGGACAGTACATCTGTTTATCATTAAAATCATTTTTCCACTCTTGAAGAATGACTTTAAATTGGAATTCACATTCTGTGTTGGGACATTCACGGTCGAAATACCCATCTGCATCCGTCTCTATCGGTATGCGTAGTGGGTCTCGTTCCATACGCTTTAGTTTTCGTATTAAATCGTCCAGCATTTGGTTACTACCTATTCAATATTCACAACGAATTCACCACTACGGGCAACAAGAATCCCATCTTTAACGATGAAACACTCAACCCAATGAAAACCCTTGTATAGGGTACTTTCGGAATGGTTAGTGAAGCCCAGTGTAATTTCACCACGCAAGCTGCCATGAGATTGCGCTTCGTGGCCAGTATTCACAATTTGCCAATACACATGGTAAAATCCAGGCACGTTGGTTCGGGCTTTAAATTCAAGTGAATAGTGTTTTGCAATTCTTCGAAAACCATTGTCCGAATGAAGTGTTTGTTCACGCGGTTGCTTCGCGGTGCATTCAATTGTGACTTCGTGTGTCAGATTAATTGGCCACTTAGGCTTTTGACGGTGTGCGACATTGAATTTTGATAAATCTGCTGAACTGGCCTGCAACATCTTAGAAGGTTGGATGGGCTTATTATCGACGTTTAATCGGTTGAGCGTG